GGGATCAGGCACGGTTCTTAGCGAAGGCTCCACCAACACGTAGGGGTATACAGAACGGAAGACGCGACCGCCCAACTTAGGCGCGGCCGGAGGTCTGAACCCGCTCTTACCCGACGCGTGATACTGCCAACGTAGGTACCTATCATAATCCTCGAGGGACCGGGGCCGGGCTTCGAAAGCCACGGTGTTCGCTTTGTACCCGATATGGGTTCGCAGCAGCCGGGTTTTCCCCCTGAGATAGACAGGCGATGGACACGCTTCTTCCCATGATAGGATGACCCCATCATTTCCCTCTCCCAAAGGAATTCCACAGGAGAGATACCCCTCGCCCAAGTGTGAAAGGACCCACACAAGAACAGGGAAAATCCTGCCATCCCTCGCGCCAGGCAACTTAGCCCAGCGTATGAGATTATTGGCCAGGAGGATGATGGACGCTGGGGTTTCCAGCGGCGTATCAACGTAGAGAGGAGTCACGTCCACCCCGTCCAACCAGTGCGCGCCGCAACTTTCGCGGAAGAAGCGACCGGTCGTATTATAGTGCGACTTATCCGTATTGATGCGGAATCCGCAATGCTCGAATACTTCGATGAGCAGCGGTACTGCCTCGGATGGCAGAATGATGTCGTCACCATAGACGGTAACATCGGGGTGGAGACCTAAGTGGACGCAACACGAATGCGAGAGCGTGTAGAACAACAACGACTCAAGCTCGAACGTGTAGCCGTTCCCCATTGCGGAGAATAGCTCGTTCTCGTGCAGTTCCTTACCAACCATTGTGTATGGACTACGCAATGCATCAAGCACTGCATACCATCGCCAATCTAGCTCCCGATGGGATTGAGACCCCAACTGGTTATACACTAGACCGCAAGTGACGGATTGGCTTGCGCTTCTCACGTCAACGGTGGCTATTTGTCCATGGATGCTGCCCAGGCGGGCACGCTCCTGGTTGATTGACTGGTCGTTGAGATTTATCCCAAAATCAAACAAACGACGTCGCATCATCCGGCCAGCAGAAAGCTGGAGGACGACATTTACCTCGGGAGGGACCCCGATTCCGCGATCAGTCAGCGCGTTCTTAGTAACGCTATCCCACCGTTCCCACTCGCATACTTGCAGCGAGCTTGCCAGGTCAATGCAGCGGATGCTGCCGACTTCGCCTCCCATCTCTGACGCCCAAAAGGCATTCATGGATAGAAGTTCCTTGCCAAGACCATAGGCACGGGCGGTTACAGAGGGTCTCCGCATAGTAAGCTTCTTGTCGACGGACGCTTCTTCGCGTTTCATGAACAAGGTGCTGTGCGGGCCAAAACGCCACCCATCCCAGAACTCCCGTTCGTCAAACCGTCCGAGAATCTCAGCAGCTTTCTTTCGACTCAGGTTGAGCACCTGAGCTATAGCCCCCACTGGGGGCCTGCTGAGCAGACGGTCATTCGTTCGGGCATTGGTCGCCTCGTCCTCGTAAAAGGTACGGAGGGCGGCCTCTCTGGTGTTGACACCCAGCTTAAACCCCTGGTACTTCCTCAAGAGCTCCCGTAGGAGGTAGAGGTCGCGGAAGTTTTCAGCTTGCAAGTCAGGAAAAGGACGCCTGACAATACTATCGGCAGTGCAGTCGTCGTCCGAGACACGAATGTCAAGGGCTTCGGCTAACCGCTTAAATAGTGCAATAGGGTCAACAGGGCAGTAGTCCCACCGACGATCGGTATAATGGACCATGGACGATTCCTCATTAGGAAATTGAGCGCACGATGCGCCACTGAGATGGTACAAAGCTGGCAACACTCTTTGGACGGATCCGCAGGGCATACCAGCTTAGGGAGGTCACTACCAGACGAATTCTGCTTCATCAGCAGCCTTCGTGTAAGGCGTGACCGCCAAGGAGCCCGCGTGAGTCTTGCGGAGCACCTCCACCTCTTCGTCAGTCCAGTCGACCGGAACCAAGAGCTTGGAGCTCATGGAGCCGAAGTTGTCGACTTTCCGCCGCGTGACCCCGTTAATGGTCTCTTCGACCACACGGGGAATACGGGTCGTCAGCACCACCTCGCGGACGGTTTTCGAATCCGCCTTCTGCGAGAGGACCGCGGTCTCGCGGCCGGAGATCATCGACTCAGCCTGGTTCGCGTACGTAGCGATCCGGCCGTCCTTGATCCCGGTTGGGGAGAACACGTGGTCGTTTGTTCCGTCGTTGACGGTAAAAGCGGCATTTGATGCCATGGTACACCTCTTTGTATCCGGAGATCCGGAGGGAGTTGATTGTATAAGACTAGACTCTTAGACCCATGATGGTTTTACCCTGTCGGAAGACAGATCCCATCAATGCTACGGCATCCAGAGCACGAGTCAGGTTTATCTCAGACCGCAGGAGAAGTGAGGGACTCACATCGACGGACACCCTTCGTTGGAAGCAATGTCCACCTGCGGTTGCACGTTCCGTGGAGGGAGGTACGCACCAATAGATATTATCGGTGCCGCCATTCCACGGGGTAAACCAATGTTCATTGGAGAACACGTGCCTATGGGTAGAGGAGACCCCTTTCAGGGTCAGGAACTCTAAAGCGGAAAGGGCGTTGAGATAATCGCCTATTCCAATAACCCAATCAGCCATCCAGCTGAAAGAGATGGATTCCCATAGCGCCACCGCGGGATTGAGAACCCCAGCGGCATTTGCGGTCATCCGCTCAACATCCTTAACCTTCATGGTCAGGACGAGATAAACGGACTTTGTCTCGGTCGTCTGGCGGTGTGTCGTGATCGGGATGGTCCAGTAGGCACCCCCATAACCATTCTCCACCACTTCGGGACCGACCAACCTCTCTTCCACCCTCTTTCGAGCGGTGACGAGCATTGGACGTGAAGCAATCTCATCCAACAGTTTCAAATTATCGAAAACTGACAGGACCAGAGGTTGCCACCCGTAACGACCCTCCATCCAGCGCTCGGAGAACGCCTCGGATGCCCAATGAACCGGATCCCGGATTAACTTCCTTCCGGATGCCTTCCATCGAGGGGGAACCTGTCGCCGCATGACGTGGCGAACGTCTTGCCACAGGTTCTCCAGGGTGTCGCCCACCATCTCCGCCGTCTTACGAGCCTCGATCAGATCAACCGCAGCTTCCGCTGTGGCCTGACCGAGCTCTGCAAGCGCCTCAGTAACTACAGAGGCCTCTAGATCGGCAAAATAAGGACGATAGCCAGCGAGATTGCCACCATTCCATGGGAACGCACCGGAGTGCGCAGTGATCCATGGGTTACACCCGAAAGACTGGGTTCCGTCAGTATAGGAATACAACGGCCTACCCGAGCTGACCCTGTGCGACCAGCGCCACTCATACCCCCAGTAGGGAGTCGGAGGACGCCAGCCATAGGCATCAGGCTCTGTCTTGTGCGATGCATCCCGGCCACGACTGATGCCGCTGACCAGGTTGTCGGTAAGTGAATACGCCCCGTTGGGCGTACCCATGCAAACCCCGCCGTTCTTTATGTAGCGGTACGCCTCCCAGGGTTCCTGGGGGGTATACCAGTCAAACGTATGTTCGACAGGGTGCATGGGCAAACTCACTAATCGCAGGGTGGTGACAAGTAGAACGTGACTGGCAGGATGCCAGCACGCGAGCTTTGCGTGATTCACACCACGGCATGCCTCCTGATTTTCATGGAGGTTCATTCATGCCGCTAGGTGCTTACACGCGAGGTTTCAGGTCCATCGGAACGGACCCGATCGAGGCTCCAGGGAAGGGGCCT